TTAAAACCTAAAGTAGCGAAGAAATCTGCTAACTTAGTTGCCATTTCTATCCCTCAACGATTTGCTGATTCTTCTTTCGTTCTCTTCCTCAATGTCCATGAGCTCGTTATAATCCAGAACATCTTCAAGAAGTATTCTCTTCTCCCTTACATCAATTATCGAATAATATTTCCCGGATATCGGCCTCCAAATAGTCCAGTCTATGTTCTTAGGCTGGACGCACTCGACATCAATGTCTAGCCCTGTTTTAAAATAGGAGAAGGCATGTCTTTTAAAGATCCGAAAAAATTGTGGCTGATAACCTCCCAAAGAAACTTTAGTTCTTTTGAAAAGTTACAAAACAATTTTTCTACGTCATCAAAAAGATACGTTGGCCTTTCATTGCCGTTACGCTGAACAATATTTGTGTACCCAACATCTTTTTTTATCTGCGTAATGGCAAGAGATTCCCTGAAAATCATTATGAAATCATCGTCGCTTAAGCTAGAAAGAACCTTTCCAATTACCCCAAGAAAGGCAGATTTTTTTTCTTCTGACATGCTTTCAGTGTTCTGAAGTTCGTCCTGCTTTATCCCTCCCTGAGTCAGCGCGGATGCAAAATTGCCGAACACCCTTCGGCCAATTTTGAGCTGTGTCTCTGAATCAAATCTGCCGATTCTGAGTTCCAAACTATCAATTTTGATTGTCCTGTAATCTTCCATAGTTTATGCCCCAAGTATCGGGATCATTCTTTCTGCCCAAACTTCCCACTCCATTTCTCCTGCTTCCTTCTCGTACTTTATGTCCGAGAATTTTTTTATAGCACAGTTTATGAGTGAGAGCTGGTCGCCTCTGTACGAATCATGGATAAGAATCTGAATGTTTCCCACGACATCGGTACTTCCCTCTTGGGCTCCCCATGCAAGAGCAAAAACCTTGTTCATTTCAGATGTTTTCTGAAACCTGAATTTTATGGTTGCGCTCCGGTCTGCCGTCAAAGAATACTGCGCCTGTCCATCAGCCGCAACATCTTGGAGCGTATGCTCCGAATTGAAAACAGCCTCGATTGCATTTTTCCCTTTCATGAATTTCTGAATAAGCCCAGGGACATTAAAATCGAATCCCACGTCCCTAAAAGAATATGGTTTCATTTATCTCCTCCTTATCGCTCAATATTTATGGTTATGTCAGCCGAATGAATAGCCCCACCACTCTTTGCCAAAACAGTAATCGGAGGAGCTTTTCTGAGATCCCTGTCAGCCTGAGCCTGATCTCGTATGCTTTGGGCATAGATGTAATACCCTTTAACCAAGAAATTACCACTCTCCACTTCTCCAATTCCCGCTGAATTCCACTTTCCCGGGGCAAGAAACCCATTGGTTACAAACTTCTGGGATGATCTTTCACCCGCACCGAGGAGCAAGCCCATGCCTAAATCAGTCTGAGGAACTTTTCTGAGCGCGGTAGAAAGAACTCCTATGCAAGAAGCTTGAATGTCGGCCTTATACGCATCAATTCCCTGAATCAAATCGTAGAATATCCCAGCGGCTGAATTGTAGCCTTCCGCATAACAAGTCAGATTCTGGTATGATTTTAATGACCTAGTGTTTCCATACGAAGCATAGAAATTGACTCTTTTTGCTATAAGATTTGTTCTCTGAGTTTCGCTCAAATTGCTTGCTGTAACTCCGGAGAAAACCTTGTATTTGAGAGTGAAATGACTGTCCTCTTCATCAGGATTCCAGTTTGAAGCATAGCCCAACGGAGCGGCGATTGAATTTGGGTCCTCATTGTAAAAGACATGAGTCCTCTTGTATCCTGCGGCAAGTATAAGGCTTCCGATATCGGAACTTCCGCTTTCAGGAACATCCGTGTCAGAAACGCCTACTCCGTACTGTTTGGTCATGTCTGCTTCGGTCCATGCCGCGAGCTCAAGAATTTCTGCGTCATCAAAATCATAAGCCCAAATATGAGAATACCAGTCATTGTTCGCAAGCTTTATCGCGGCTATTGCCTCAACCTGTGTCTCTGCATCCATACCCTGAATTGCTCGAGCATTATCTGAATCGCCCTTGAGCAACGTGCTTATGTCTGTGCCGGCAGATGGAGCGACCATGTACCCGATCGCTGAGCTCGCCCCGGTCGATTTAGCGGTCACGATAAACTTTGATCCGTTCCACGCGCAATCGGCATATGTCGTTATAGCGGTATCTATGACCGTTGCCACAGCGTTAAGATTTGCACAAGAATGGAAATCGAGAGTGCTGAACGAGCGTTCAACCCCATCTATGGAAAGCTTAAACGCTCCATCGGTGATCGCCTGCCATAATGCTATGACCTGCTCGGCAACGGATAAATCACCGCATTTGAGAACTGCACTTGTGTTTACATCTGCAAATCTTCCGATTGCGAGCCTATCTATTCCCTGAGCAAAAGCTATTTCTGCTTTCAGGTACTCTTCTGAATCGGTTGCAAAATCATCGGCGACTTCGGATATTGACGTGTAGAACTTTATCCTTTCATCGACGTCTATTACCGAATCCGCCGTTACAATCAAAAGCGTCTGAGCCGTGCTAAGACTCGGACTGGCAGGGGTTAGGTTGACTGTAACATCAACCATATTACTCAGGTTTAACATCTTGCTCCTCCTATTCTAAATTGATTATTACATTCGTTTCTGCTTTTTCAGTCTTCAAGTCTATTTCAAGACTCGAAATATTTCTTTTCGCCATTTCATGCTCAGAAACTTCGTATAAAAAAACGTCAATTTGAGCCCTATCATACCAAACATCGTTGATAACTTCAGGTAGTTTTCTCACTTCGCTTGTATCAACGTAAGAAAGACCTGATCCACAAAGAATGTCACGATTGTCTGAAAAATTAAAACTGTCCTTGAGCGTTAAAGCTTTATCAAAAGCATCTTTATTATAAAAATTGATGCTCAGAAACCATTTTGCATGATGTCTCGCATACAATTTATCGTAGTCATCATCGTATTCTACGTCAGGTTCCCCAATGCACTCTTCACTCAACACGTTTACGATGCAGTAACTTTCATCTTCTGGCTGTTCGGGCGCGTTCTGGAACGAAGGACGAACGGTTCCGCTCGGCATCTCGCATATTTGCCTTATGTAATCCCTAAAAATATCGTTTACCTGTACATCGTTCATGCTTCGACCTTTGATATCCTCGAACAAACCGTTTCAAAATATCCGTAGTCTAGCCACTGGCTTGCCTTTACAATCTTGTACTTTTGACCGTGCCATTCAATTTGATCAGGGGTTCCCCTTAATCGCGTTATGCTGATCGTTTCTTTTGAATGTACCGTTATGTACTCGCCACTTCTCTCTCCTTCCGGTAAAAACTCTATCTCGTTTGGAGTGCTTGGCTGGACAATTCCCCAGATTTCCTTCGGTTCCTGATCTTCCAAAACCCATTTACCATCTTCTCGATAATGGCCGGCCTGGGAAAAAACTTTTATCTTTTCCGTGAAAAGAGAGCTGATAACTACTTTTAGACCAGGCTTTATCTTAGACATTTTTAACCACCTCACTGGTTATGCTCTGGACTAACTGCCCCGTATCAATAAGGGGGCGCACAGTACCAGTTAAGGCAATCTCGCGTTGCTTTTCACTCCTGGCATGGACATAGTTCATAATTCCCTTGAGCAATTTTCTGGCATAGGTCGATGGTGCATTTTTAGGCCAATTATTATCTTTAAACACGGCCTTGACTTCACTCTGGGCCTGAAGACCGATACGTTCCAAGCTTTTTTCTACACCTTTTTTATAAAAAGTAATTACCCCGTCATGCAAAACCTTTGTAATTTCTTGACCGATTACCTTTATAATTCGGTTTTTACCTCTTTCAAGACCAAGACGTAAAAAAGACCTTTCTGGAATCTTTTTACGAGCATTTCCAAATTCGTGAGTGAACGCTATCTCAACAAGCGACGCCGATTTTTTTTCACCCTTCTTTTTACGGTGCATTACCCGACTAGGGACCCCTACCCTGACATGGTACTTGTTTCCCTCGCTCACGGTTGCCATAAGCTTGCGCAAGCCCTCGTCGTTAAGCTCAATCTTTTTAACCTGTATGCTCATATACTGTTAACGTATTGTCCGGTTTGACCGATTCTTGTCCCAACGATATTTCTTAACCTCAAATATTGCTGACCGTAGGAAGTGGACTGAAAGAATATTTCGCTCTGGTCAGAGGTGTTTCCCTTTTGCATCTGAACACCTACGTTACCGGCATTCATCCCTGTAACGGGAAGAGATGGGTTTGCATCCCCC